GATCCACTGCGAGATCAGGTGTATGACTCCTGCACCGAATTACAACACTTCCTCAGTAGACCGATAAAACTGGATACTGAGGTTTGGAATGTAGGTTCTGAATTGCGTTTTGTGTTTATAGATCCGTGGGGTCAATTTATAAGAGATCCTCGTGTCGCCCAAAAGGTTGCTCATTACAAATTGATGAATTTTGACATGCATATCAAGATTGTAGTCAATGGCACACCGTTTCACTACGGAAGAGCCATTTGTTACTACACTCCTCTTGCAATGTATGACAATATCAACGATTATGCCTTTACTGGCCCAAATACTGATCAACTGACACTCAACACACAGAAACCTCACGTTTTCATCAATCCAACAACTTGTGAAGGTGGAGAGATGGTCTTACCATTTTTCTATCCCAGAGCAAATGTTGATATTACATCTCTAGACATTACTGATGGTCTGGGTCTGTTGCAGATCGACTCCATTAACACACTGAAACATGCCAATGGAGCTACAGATCCAGTAACTGTTACTGTCTACGGATGGGCTGAGAACGTTAAGCTAGGCGTAGCTACTCAACAAACCTACGATTCCTTGATTATTCCTCCTCCTATTTCAACTTCTGAAGTTGAAGAAAGAGCAGATGAGTATGGAATGGGACCTATATCAAAACCTGCTAGCGCTTTGGCTAGCATCGCTTCTAAATTTAAGACAGCACCCGTCCTAGGACCATACGCAACCGCTACCCAAATTGGAGCCAACGCCTTATCACGAGTTGCTTCCATATTTGGATATAGCCGAACACCGATACTAACTACATCTGTATACCGACCTAATACCAAAGGATCATTCGCTACTTCTAACCAAGAAGATGACGTGGCCAAATTATCTTTGGATTGCAAGCAAGAGCTTTCCATTGATCCTAGAATCTTTGGTAGAAATGGGGAAGATGAGCTTGATATTTTGTCAATAGCATCAAGACAGTCTTTCCTTGACACTTTCTTATGGCAGGTTGGTAAAGCTGAAGAAGAATTGCTGTGGAATACATATGTGCACCCAATGGTACATAGAATAGGGTTAGCGGAGACTTCTGGTCATATGCCCCATTATTTCACCGCCACTTCTTTTGCTTCCCTTCCATTTGGATATTGGAGAGGTAGCCTTACATACAGGTTTCAAGTTGTGTCTTCTAAATACCACCGAGGTAGATTGCGTTTTGTGTGGGATCCTGTTGGCCTAGACGCCACAGCACCAGACTATAACACCCTCCAACAAGTAATTGTGGACATAACAGAAACAACTGATTTCGTTATTAGGATCGGTTGGGGAGCGGACACCACATTCTTAGAAATGGATGACCCTTTCCAACCCAGTAATGCTCAATTCTTTGGCACAGGACCTCTTTCTTCCAAGACATCTACACACAATAACGACAGGTTACCAGATATGAATGGTATTCTTCGAGTTTACGTGGTAAATGAATTAGCAGTACCGAGAACTGATGTTAATAATGATATCGAGATCAACGTATATGTATCGGCCGGGGACGATTTCGAACTTGCAGTTCCTACTTCGGAGCAATTGAGTCAATTGCTTCTTATGTCCCCCCAGAGGGCCCGAAATACGTACCCGAATTCACTCCTCACACTGCGGAGGAGTGAAGTTCAGGAGCGCGCTGATGACTCAAATTCAAATGAAATGGCCTCCACTCTTGAACAACCAATTAAAACTTCACCCGACACCACATTAGGGCAGTTACATGACTTAGATGATAAGAACCCCCTGATTCATTTTGGTGAAGTTTTTCGATCTTTTAGATCACTGCTCAAACGCTACAATGAACATCAAACCATTGGTTTGCGCTCTGATCAACAGCAGACGAGCTACAACATTATATCTCGTCCGTCTTTTCCCTACATGCCTTCTTTCACCATTAAAGTAGACGATCCACCTAATGAATTCGCTGTACCCGTTAAAGGTCCTAGCGATCCAGGGTGGGATGATACTTATATGGCATTTGCTCTACCGACATTGATGTCCTACCTTGGGACTGCCTTTGTAGGGTGGCGAGGCTCTACGAGGTGGTACCTTGGTATCAATGTTCCAACAACCATTGATAATAGTTTCGTGGTATCTAGGGATTCTTTTAACACTGTTTATGATGCTTTTCTCACCACTACTCCGAACGTAACTACGGAGTTTGAAGGTGGTCAATATTTATATGATGTAGCAGCACTCACACCAGGTCATGATGGTGTAACAGTGCAGTTGCCACAAATCAATAACAGTGTAACTTTCGACCTTCCATTCTACAGTAGATTTAGGTTTGCGCCATCTCGGTGGCTTCAGAACTTCTCTGCTGGAGACAGTAACTACCCCAATTATGGTATATGGAAGGACGACCCGTGTTTTTGGATGCCCTCTTGGGTATTCAAAACCACCTACAATCCAGCTGGTAGCAATCTTGCGCCAGCGCTAACAACCATGGTCTCTGCGGGAGACGATTTTAATTTCGTTTTCTATATTGGACCTCCTCCGTTATACCGGGAGCTTACAGCGCCTGGTCCCACCGCTAATGATAGCCCATTAGCACGGCTCAAGAGGATGAAAACTATAGGGTCGGTGGCTGAAATCTGATAAAATGCACATGAACGTTTTGCTCTAGGTTTCGGCCTGGAGATTTTTACTGTGCTAAATTTTAGATGGCAGTCAGGATAATTCATGTTAAGGAAACTTTAGGTCACATCACCTTGGGGAAGTTTCCGTTCCTGGT